GGGGATGGCTTGGCCAGGGGTGGACGCAATCGACTGAGCAATGTAGGGCTGCGGACGCCAGATGATGTCGTTGGTACGAGCCATCATGGTCTGGTCGGTGTTGTAGATGCCCACGTTGCGCGAGAGCACCAGTGCATCGTGGAAGCCTTCGAGCAGGTCTTCAAACGCGACGCGTTCTTCTTTGGAAAATGCGTTAGACATGATTTTGTCCTTTCAAAAATTTAGGCTTTTGCCGCCTGCTTCTGCCGTTTGTACTGGAGCACCTTGGTGTAGTTTCCAGTCTTCTCGGCTTCAGCACGCAGCCGTTCGAGGGTTGAGTCCACAGCCCCAGACACGCGACCAGTTCCCTGGATGGTGCGCTCAGGCGGTGGTGCTGCCTTACGGTTCGTCACTTTCAATTCCTTTTCAAGTTTCGCTACCGCAAAGGCAAACTTCACGGGGTCTTTGATGCCAGCGATCTCCTTGGACTTTTTCGGATTCTTGCCAAGTGCGTAAATCACGAGAGCCGGGTTGTCCGCGCCTTGCACCACGATGCCTTGCTGCGTGACGTCAAGAACTTCCTGGGCCGTTGCCTCAGCGTCCTCAAAGTCGCGCACCTTCAACTCGGCTCTCGCCTTGCCGTAGGATTCAAGCCTCGCCTGCCAAGCATCGTGCTGGGCCTTCTCGGCCTGGCGCTGCTGCTCGACTTGCTGATCGGCCACGCGCTTGCGCTCGTACCAATCGGCCAGTGCTGCTTCGAACTTTTCCGTGTCGTAGTCGTGGTCCTCCAGCTTGGGCTTCGCTCCCAGCGCGACCGGCTTGGTCTCAGTCGCTGCAGCAGCGTTCAGCTTGGCTTCAAGTTCCTTGATTCGACGTGCTTTCTCTCTGTCTGCCTTACGCAACTCACGAACCCACTCAGGCGCACGAGTCGTCTCTTCGGGAGGTGGCGCGTCCTCTCCAATGGAAACCACGACCTCATCGTCGCCATCGCCAGTGTCCTCGTCGGTGTTGGCCTCGTCGTCCTGGTCGGTGATGGAAGTGTCCTCATCACCCACGTTCTCAGTCTGACGATCCTCGTCCTCGAGTACCTCGATGTCTTCGATTTCGATCTGATCTCCGTCTTCTGCCTTTTTTCCCATCGTCATACCCCATCAAACTCACCCACTGAAGCGGCTGGGTGGATACCGCATATTCGTCACATTGGCTGCTGGCCGGTGACAGGCTGCGCCTGATCCACCACCACGCCGCCAATCTCACGCGCCAGATTCAGCGCGTGGTCTTGAGAATCCATATCGACATTGGCCAACGTCTCGACTGTGCGCGCACGCGACAGTTCTGCGTCGGCCACGGTCTTGACCGTGTCGGCACGCGCCCTGGCTGCCTTGGCAATGGCCTCTTCGGCCGCTGCCTGCAAGAAGATCGCGTTCGGGTCTTGCTGGCCTTGCAGCATGGCCGCCAGTTCTTCGGCCTCTGCCTCAGTCGGCTCGACCACGCCCATGCGCACCAGCTTCTTGCGGAAGAAGTCGCGCACATCGCTGATGCCCTCGCCCTCCATGTTCATCATGGCCATAGCCTGCAGCACCTGCGAGGTTTCCGGATCGGAGGTAATGGCCATCATGCCGGTCAGGGCACGGACGGTGGCAGCGCGCTTGCTGCTGCTGGAAGGGCCGACCTCGACGTCCACATCGAAGCTGGCCGAACTCAGGTCGTTTTGCAGGACGATCTCGCCAGTCTCTTGGTCGACCATCGGCTTGAGCAACTCGACGGCCTGCACATCGCCGCTGGCGGTGATGGCCTTCATCTTGCGGCCGTCCTCGCTGTAGACCTCGCGTGCCATCGACAGCCAGATTTCGCCGCAGCGCTTCATGCCCTTGGCAAAGTTGCTCATGTAGATGAAGGTCTGCATGTCCAGACGTTGCTGGATCATCTCGACGGCCTTGCCAGAGATGTTGCTGACCATCTTGTCGGCCTGTTGCGCGCTGCCCAGAATGTCCTGCATGTCCTGCTCGGTGATCTGGAGCAGGGCCGCCATGGCCGGAGGGATGGCCGGGCTGCGGGTGTAGGCTACCGGGCCGCTGACAGCCTGGTTGCCGTTCTGGTCCGTGATCGGGTTGATCAGCAGGTACGGGTAGTCCTTGAGGTTGTCCTCTGCCCACATGACTTGATGGCCAGCGACCTGCTCAGGCGTGAGGATTGGCTTCTCGACGCTGGACAGCGCGCTGATCTCGCCCAACTTGGAAAGCTGCATGTTCTTCAGGCGCTGCGCATCCTTGGCCAAGCGCACGTGACCCATGCAGCGCTCGATGTTGTCCACGAACCAGCGCTTGCCGTAGACCGGAACGATGGGTATGCACTTGCCTGCGATGTAGCCAGCGTCTTCCAGAATCTTGCCGCCCGACATGATGTACTTGTGCACGCGCCGGGTCTTAAACTTCTTGCGCCGGACCTCGACCGTGCCAACGGCCTCCAGCGTTTCCTCCAGGGTCTCGTCCTTGTCGAAGTCGGCCTGGGTGTAGCGTTCTTCCTCGCCAGCGATGGTGCGGAAGATGCGGACCGTCTCTGCCTTTTCCTCGACGCGATAGTACTCAGCCACGTAGACCACATCAGGCGTGCACCAGTCGAACTCGTACTGGTGGATGATCTTGGGCCAGCTTGTCGGGTCGTCGTTCCACGTGTCCTTGTAGGCCTCGCGGGTCATGGCCGTGATCACGAAGCAGCGCTTGGCATCGGCCTTGTCCTGGCGCTTGGCCTCCAGGTCAAAGAACACGGACGAGTCCGCGTCGAAGATCGGCTCGATGCGGATGCGCTGCTTGTCGTTGTCGGGGTCTTCCTCGTCCTCGTAGACGGTGCGCAGACGCCAAGCACCGAAGCCGCCACCGACTGCTTCCTCGAAAGCGTTGTCGTAGGCCTCGTCGGCCACGCTGTCCTGCGCATCCGCGCGGTACAGACCGTCGCAGGTGTCGGCCAGATCGTCGCGTTCCTCGCCGTCCTTGCTGGTGAAGTCAACGGTGATCCGGTTGTTGCGGTACTCGTTGATGATGCGGATGACGGCCAGGTGAACCTTGTTCACCTCGAACTTTGGCTTGTTGGCGTACTGGTCCCAGAGTGGGCCTTCCCATTGGCTGCCTGCCAGGCTGTAGAAGCGACGGTCCTGCAAGCACTGCAGACGCTCGTCTCGCAGGGCTGTCTGGATGTTGTCGAACTCAGCCAGCGCCTCAGCGTGCAGATTGGCAAGCTGCTGATCTCGGGAAATTCTGGCCATAAGTAAATGTCCTCATTTTGTGTGATTATCACCCTTTGACTTGCATGCGTCAAAGTGATAGCGCTTCATGTTGGACTGGCCGCCAACTTTTCCGCAGTGCGGACAGGTCACAGTATTTGATGCGTGGCTTTTTCCTTGGTTGGCCAGGGCAATCTTTTTCTTGTGCTCTTCCGACAGTTTCCTCCCCTTTCTGACCTTTGACAATGCCGCCTTGTGGTCGTCAGTGAGTTTGCGGCCTCTCATGGCCTCAACCTGTCTCTTCCTGATGTCCGGGTCTTTCCAAGCGCTTCGCACCGATGCGGCAATCTTCTGTTTGTGCTCTTCACTCTGGATGGGCTTCGGCTTCCAGCCAGATCGATCAATTTCACTGATCTTCGTGGCAAAGTTTCTGCGAAGCCAACCGTAGGCCTTGTTGGACACCTTCGTCGCCATCATCATGGCTGCCAATGCAAGTCCTGGATGATCCTTGTACATCTTGGCCAAAAGCTGGTTGGCAATGACATGCTCCTCCGGTGTCAAAGACACCAAGTTCTCAGGATCGTCATTGCCACCCAAACACCTCGGGACAACGTGATGCCTCTCGATGTACCCATCCAGCGCTCTTGTCCGTGCGCGCTCGATCAATCTGTCGTAGTGCTTCCGGTAGTTCATAAGTGGATTTTACCACTTGTGCATTGTCGGAAGTGGGACAAAGCTGGCCGTCTTGACCGCAGGCAGACGCTGCACCAGATTGATGGCGTCGAACATGGGGTCAAGCTGGTCGTCGTGCGCTCCAGCCGGGAAGCTGGCCACCTCGGCCAGGAAGTCTGACAGCCAAGGCGCGTCCTCTGGCAGCGCCACGTTGCCGGACTCGATGAACGGAGCCGCATCGTAGCCACGGCTGATCTTGTCCTTGCTGCGCTGCACCGGCACCACCGGGATGCCCTCGCGCCGCAGGGTCTGGATCAGGCCGGTGCCCGAGACCTTGTCCTCGACGTACATGCCGCGCATGGCCGCCTTCTGGCACAGCGGCCGCTGGTCGCCCAGGTGCTTCATCCAGAAGGCGCGCGCCTGCACCAGCAACTCGGGAGCCTCCCACTTGCCGCGCACCTGGTCCAGCTTGATGGCCTTGCCGGTGCTTGAGCGCGCCCAGGCTTGCATGACCGACCAATCGTTCTGCTCGGCCGTCTTTTGGGCCGTGTCCACCGTGATGAAGCGGAACTCCAACTGAGGCACGGCCTTCCAGTAGGTGAACCACTCGGTGTTGATGATGCCGCCGCCGCGCGGGGCTGGCCGCTGCTGCAGTTGCCCGGCCGCGCCGTAGGTACCCAGGGTCTTTTCCAACTCGGTCACCTGCTCCTCGCCAAAGCGCTCGGGGAACATCAACTCGCCTTCATCGGTCCGTGGGTCGGACCAACCGATGGCCGTGGTGCTGCGCCGCTCCGGCTCGAAGCGCATTGGGATGCAGAGGTGGACGTAGGGCAGGCCCATCTCCAGGATGACTCCGGAGATGTCCTTCTCGTTCAGGCGCTGCATGATGACCACGATGGCCGACTTGTCCGAGTTGATCCGGGTCGGCAGCGTCTCGGTGAAGGCAATGCGTGCGGCCTCAAGCTTGGCCTGGCTGTTGGCGTTGTCCGCGCTGATCGGGTCGTCCAGGATGACGCGGTCGCCGCGCACGCCAGTCATGGAAGTGAAGGCGCGTGCCTGGCGCACGCCCTTCTTCGTGTTGCCGAACTCGCGCTTGCCGTCCAGGTCGGCCAGCAGTTCGATGGGCCAAAGACGCTGGTACCAGTCGGACTTGATCAGGTCACGGCAGCGCCTGCTGTCTCGGATGGCCAGTTGCTCCTCGTGGGCCGTGCCGACGAAGCGCATCTCAGGCAGGCCGCGCGGTCCCCACTCCCAGGCTGGCCAGATGACGCCGGTCAGAAGCGACTTCATCGAGCCGGGTGGCACGTTCATCAGCAGCCGGGTGATCTCGCCCTTGGTCACGGCCTCCAAGTGCAGGCAGATGGCGTCCAGCGCCCAGCCCCATTTCAGTTCGGCAGCCGGTTCGAGCACGCGCCAGGCGCGCTTGGCAAACTCGGCCAGGCTGCGCCTGCACAACTCGCGCTCGATGGCCAGCATGTCAGCTTGCGTCAGTTGCATGTCAGTCTCCACAGAAGCACGCGATGGCATCTTCTTGTGAATCGAACATGTCGCGCTGCTCAGCGGCAAACTTCGCCATCTGTGCGTAGCTCGGACGGTCAGTGCGGAATACCGCACCGCTTGGTTTGCTTGCCAGTGCCAGTGCCTCCATTTTGGCCCACCAGACGGCACGCTCTGGCTTTTCGGAAATCAATGACAAAATTTGTGAGCCGCCCTTGAGAAAGCACAGGTCGCAGTTGCCGTGGTATGTCACTCCAGCGATGTTGGGCAACTCCAAGTCAAACGGCTGGCTGGTCCAGAACTGCCCGACCATTTCTTTGGTCACACCAGCAGTCACCAGCGGAATTCGGTTGCGCTCTTTAATTTTGGCTGCCCTGCGTGGCTCATCTGCGCGGATGCCAACCATCGACATGTTTTCTCCTTCGCTCTTGGTTTCTGCAAAGCCGATGTCGACAAGGTATTTGCCCATCGGCCGAATTTTCATTTCTATGGTGCAAAACCGAGTGACAGGGTTTGGAAGGTAGTTTTTCTTTTTTATGAGCGCTTCAAACGGCTCACCATTGCGGCTGGCTGTCTCAAACGTCACAACCTTGTAGCCAGGCTCATCGCGTTGATATTCAAGCCATGTAATGTGAACTCCCCAACGCTCGGAACAGTTTTGAACAAACCGCAGGGTCGCCTCATCCTCCTTGCCCGTATTGGCAAAGCAGACGACCGCGTCCTCGGGTAGGCTCATCTGGTGAGCCTGGAGCACACGCCACAGCATGTAGGCGCTCGTCCTGCCACCGCTGAAGCTGATGCAGGTTGGCTCTGTGATCTTGAACGGATCGCTCATTCGGTCGAATCCTTTGCGGCCATGATCTGCGCCAGCGCCTCGGTGGAAATCTTCGAGACGTCGATGGTCGCCACCTGGATCGGTGCGCCGTCCTTGCCGGTGATCTCGTGGGCCTGCACTTCCTTCCAGCGCATCTGGGTCTTGGACCACCAGATGGCCGCCGTGGTGTCGCCTGCCATGACCTTCTGGAATAGGGTTTTCCCTACCTGCCCATTGGCCTTGGCCTTGCCCGAGATCAGTTCCTGGGCAAAGTGCTTGCGCAGGGTGTCGGTGTCGATGCCGTCGCGCACCAGGACTGCGATCTGCTCGATGGGCAAGCCGTATCCGGACAGGGCTTCGACCTGTTTGCGCTCGGCATCGGTCGGCTCAAAAGGCTTGCGCCCAGCCCCAGGACGAGCGCCGCCGTTCGGGCCGCGCTTTTTTGTGACCGAATTTTCAGTTTCAGCTTTCTGCTTTTTCGTTGCCATTTTTAACCTCCGCGAAAGGTTTTCCAGTTTCTGCGTGTGTTGCCTGCTTGCCGGTGAACTCCTGCCAGCGCTTGACGATGACGTCACAGTAGCGTGGGTCCAGTTCCATGATCATGGCAGTGCGGCCGTTCTTCTCGGCAGCGATCAGGGTCGTGCCCGAGCCGCCAAAGGAGTCGAGCACGATATCGCCGCCCTTCGTGTTGTTCAGCAGTTGGTACTCGAACAGGGCCACCGGCTTCATAGTCGGGTGCTCGCCATTCCTGCTGGGCCGGTCAAACTCCATGATGGTTGTCTGCTTGCGATCTGATGCCCAAAGGTGGCCAGCGCCGTCCTTCCAGCCGTACAGGCACGGCTCGTGTTTCCACTGGTAATCCTGTCGGCCCATGACGATGCTGGACTTCTTCCAGATCAGGCACTGCCGCACGGTCCAGCCAGCATCCTTGGCCGCGCCACGGAAGTTGTAGCCCTCGCTGTCCGCGTGCCAGATGTAAAAGACCGCGCCGGGTTTCATGACCGTGTCGGCCGCTGTGTAGGCATCGCGCAAGAACTGCCGGAACTGATCGTCCGACATTTTGTCGTTCATGATCTTCAGGCCGTTTTTGCGATTCGGATCGCCATGGTTTCCACCCTGCACAGCCACGTTGTAAGGCGGGTCGGTCAGCCACATGTCCACCAGGGTGCCCTGGGTCAGCTTGGCCAGGTCATCGACGCTGGTCGAGTCACCACACAGCAGTCGGTGCTTGCCCATGACCCAGACGTCACCAGGCACGGTGACCGGGTTTTCCTGCACAGCCGGGGCATCGTCTGGGTCGGTCAGCCCTTCGGTCACTTCCACCGGCATCAGGGCTTTGATCTCCTCGTCCGAGAAGCCGGTCAGTTCAACGTCGAAGCCCAGGCCATCGAGTTCGGCCAACTCCAGCGCCAGCAACTCGTTGTCCCAGCCAGCGTTCAACGCCAGCTTGTTGTCCGCAATGACGTAGGCGCGTTTCTGGGCCTCGCTCCAGCCATTGGCGACCATGACCGGCAATGATGCCAGCCCCAGCTTGCGCGCGGCCATCACGCGACCATGACCGGCAATGATGCCGCCATCCTCATCCACCAGGATGGCCGATGTGAAGCCCCACTCCTTGATGCTGGCCGCCAGTTGCGCGATCTGGTCCTCGGAGTGCGTGCGCGAATTCTTGGCGTAGGGCACCAGCTTTTCGATTGGCCACTGCTCGACCTTGTCGGCCGGGTTGTTCTTCTTGCTCATTCGCCCCTCCAGGCAATCGCCAGGGCAATGGCTGCGGCAGCCCACCACCAGCCGTTCATTCCGATCACCACGCCGATCAGCATCGTGCCAATCAAGTTGGTTTTGTGTGAAATTGTGGTCATACCCTATTCTCCTCTTTTTCCAGTCGGTTCGCCACCAGGGTGGCGTAGCCAGCGATATCGATCCAGTTGTCCGCATAGGTCGGATCGCCGTTGAGGATGCGCGCGACCTTGTGCTGGATCATCTCCAAGGCTTCGCGCTGGTCTGGCTTGAGATTGTCCCAGCCGCTGCGTTCGTGCATGACGGCCTTGAGGTCTTGGCTGATCCTGGCATGGCCCTCGAAAGTGCCGTACCTGTTCGCCCGGCCATCGAGCATCTCGTTGATGTTGGTGGTGTCGCTCACTGCTTTCTCCTGTGGATAACTTTTTCTCACATTCTCACACGCCAACGGCATGGAAGTTCGCCGCATCGGAAGGGAACTGGGAACACACCTAAAGGTGTGTGTTCCGTTCCGTTCCCTTTTTCCGCTGTTTTGCCCAGGGAACTGCATTCCGTTTTTTTCCGTTCCGTTCCCTTGTTCCCTTCCTGGGGCTGTGGATAAGTCTGTGGATAACTCATCTCAGCGCTCCGACTTTCGGATCAGCATCGAGCTTGCTTGGGTGTCGTCGATGACCACCCAGCCGTGCTCGAAGGCCTCGATGATCTCGGCCACCAGCAGGTCTGCAATGGGTTTGCCGGTGGCGCTCGGCTTGATGTAGACCTTGGCCGAGGCCTCGCTGACATCCATCTTCTGCACCAGGTAGTCGACCATGGCCGACCGACTGAGGTAGGGCTGGCCGTTGCGTTCCTCGGCACCAGAGGCCCACCAGGCGTTCTCAAACGTCTTGCGGTGGCTATCCACCTTGCTGTCCTTTTTGGACGCCACAGGGGCCGCTGCTTCGACCACAACGGCCGATGTGACCGGCTGCTCGTCCTCGTCCATCCAGCCTGGGATGGTGACCTGCTGCAACTCCACGTGGACCGTCTGGGCCAGTTCCGCGTCCTTGGACTTGCGCTGCACGATCTGCATGGGCACGCCGTCCTTGCCTGGGACGATGCTGATCTCGATATCCAGTGCGCCGCGCCAGGCGCTTGAGCCGCGTGCCCGGTGCTGGGCTTCCTCGGCCACGCCGGTGTGGTGCACCAGGATCACGCTGCAGCGAAACTCGTTCATCAGGCTGTTGCAGGCGTCCAGCATGGTCTTGGCGTCCTGGGCGCTGTTCTCGTCACCGGCCAGAAAGCGGTGCAGGGTGTCGACCACGATCACCTTCGGGGTGTTGGGCAGCATCCGGACCTGTTCGACCACCTTGAGGTAGCCGGTGGGGGTGTTGAGGTCGCAGCCGTCCTTGGACAGCCACATGGACAGGTGCCCGGCTCGGTGGTGGTGCTTCCAGGCCGCGATCCGGCCGCGCAGGCCGTGATGGCCTTCACCGGCCAGGTAGACCACATTGCCGTGCCGCACCTTCTGGCCGCACCACTCGGCCATGCCGCTGGCCATGCGCAGGCACCAGTCCAGGACCACAAAGGTCTTGCCGCCGCCCGATGGGCCGTGAACCATGATCAGCGCCTGGTCCTGAACCCAGCGCCTAACCAGCCAGGAGATGGGGGCTGGCTGGGCCGAGAAGTCGTCGGCCGGGATCAGCCAGTCGTCGGCCGGTGGCAGCAGCAGGCTGGCCAAGTCGTGCCCGGCCTGCGCATAATCGTTGGCATCCCCTTGCAGGGGAGGCATGACCATGCGCGCGCCGAACTTGGCCGAGGCCTGCTCCGCGTAGCGTTGGCCAACCCCAGATGCGTCGTGGTCAGCCACGATCACAAGGTCTTGGGTCGCGCCGTACATCTCGCGCAGGGTACCAGTGACCGGCACCAGGTTGCTGGCGCTGTAAGCCACCACCACCGGCCTGCTGGTGGTCTCGTGGATGGTCGCCGCCGTGGCAAAGCCCTCGGCCACGAACAGCGTGCCCGGCTCGTCCATGGTGCCCAGCATCCAGAACTTGCCGCCTGTCTGGCCGCCAGGGTGGTAGAGCTTGCTGCCGTCGTGGCTGATGTACTGCAGGCTGGAGAGGCCACCGTCCTGGCCGTACAGGGGCACCACTAGGCGACCGTCGCCGGTCACGCGCGCTCCGTGCACGCCGATGCCCTTGCGGGTGAGGTAGGGGTGGTCCGGGTGAGCCGCCTGGGCCTGCTGCCAGATGGTCTCGACGGTGGCCAAGGCCACCTCGTGCTGGCGCTCGAGTTCCGCGTCTCGGATCGCCTTGGCCTCCGCGATGCGCTTGGCGTGAGCCATTTCCTCGGTGGCCGTCAGCTTGCGGCCAACGTCCGCGCGCCAGGGTGATTCGAACCCCAAGCGCCAGCATCCAAAGCGCCCGGCCGGGACACCGTCACCGAAGATCAGGTACCAGCCCGGCTTGTCGCCGCCCTTGTTGCCGCTGCCCTTGGTGCCGGACTTGAAGCGGTGGATCTTGCCGTCCATGACGATGTGGTCTGGCGGTTCCAGCCCAGCCGCCCGGATGGCGTCGATCAGTTGTTCCTCGGGTGGGGCAATGCGTTTTTCTGGGGGTGGCGACCATGGGCCGCCGAGCACTTTGGACAGGTCAGCCATTCGTTGTGGCCTCCTGACGGCTCAGGTACGCCATCACTCGCTGGACCGTTTCATACCTGGGGCTGGTCGCCCCAGCCATCAGCCGGTAGAGCACGTTCGGATGGACGCCTGCGCCTCGGGCCACAGCTTGGATGTTTCTGTCTGATAGCAATTGCCTCAGCTTCTCAAGTTCAGGCATTTTTCACCTCTTTTGGAAAAAATTTGTTGTTTCATGTTGCAATCCTACCCACTGTCGAGTAAAGTTGCAAGCACTGTGCGAACGGAATTGGCCGAAGGCGCAGCAACTAAGAAGGAGATGCCTGATGGCAATCAACGTAAAGACGACCGGCAGCCTGGCTGCCAACGGTGTGAAGGTGCTCGTGTACGGGCAAGCCGGTGCGGGTAAGACCAGCCTTGTTAAGACCCTGCCCAAGCCCATCGTTCTATCGGCCGAAGGTGGCCTGCTGTCCATCCAGGACGCGGACCTGCCATTCATTGAGATTGGCGACATGGACACCCTGAAAGAAGCCTACAGCTGGCTGGCTGGAAGTGACGAGGCCAAGCAGTACCAGTCGGTGGCCTTGGACTCGATCAGCGAGATCGCAGAGGTGGTGCTCAACGCCGAGAAGAAGGCGACCAAAGACCCACGGCAAGCCTACGGTGCGATGCAGGAGCAGATGGCAGACATCATCCGCGCCTTCCGCGACCTGCCAGGCCGCCATGTGTACATGAGCGCCAAGCTGGAAAAGACCCAGGACGAGATGGGCCGCGTGCTATATGCGCCCTCGATGCCCGGCAACAAGACCGGCCAGGCGCTGCCTTACTTCTTTGACGAGGTGCTGGCGTTGCGGGTCGAGAAGGATGGCGAAGGTGTCACCCAGCGTGCCCTGATGTGCGACAGCGACGGCCTCTGGCTGGCCAAGGACCGCAGCGGCAAGCTGGAGGCCTGGGAAGCGCCGGACCTTGGCGCGATCATCGCAAAGATGGGAGGCAAGTGATGGACGGAGGACAAGCCTTTCCGACCTGGGCACCTTCCGATGTGCATGGCCAGGCCATTCAAGACGGCATGACCCTGCGCGACTACTTCGCCATCCGCGCCTTTCAAACGCGATTGGCCAAGTACAACGATTGGACTTTGGATGAATTGACACAGCAAGCCTACGCAGACGCCGACGCCATGCTGAAAGAGAGGACCAAATGACCGAAGAACTGAAAACCAGCGACCTCAACGAACTGTCGCAGTTGTGGCTGGCCGCCAAGCAGGCTGAGGCTGACGCCACGGCAGACCGTCGCAAGATCGAGGACCGCATCAAGTCCTTGGTCGGGGTGGCCGAGAATCTGGAAGGCACCGAGACGGTTGATCCAGACCAGTTCACCATCAAGATCGTCGGCCGCATTGACCGCAAGGTCGATGGCGACAAGGTGCAGGAGCTGGCCGCCGAGTTTGGCCTGACTGAGCACCTGGCCAGCCTTTTCCGGTGGAAGCCGGAGATCAACATGGCCGTCTGGAAAGCAGCGGACGAGGCCATCACCAAGCCGCTGGCAGCAGCAATCACGGCCAAGCCTGGCCGCCCTTCATTCACTATCACTCGCAAGGAGAAATAACCATGGCATTCCTCGGACAAACCTTTGACGCAAACGAACTGCCGCAGGGCAACGGTGGCAACTACGATCCGCTGCCGCCCGGCTGGTATACGGCCAAGATCACCAAGGCTGACTTGCAGCCGACCAAGGACGGCTCGGGCCAGTACATCAAGGTCCGCTACGACATCACCGGGCCAAGCCACCAAGGCCGCGTGGTGTTCGGTAACCTCAACATCAAGAACGCCAGCGCCAAGGCCGAAGAGATCGGCCGCCAGCAGCTTGGCGAGTTGATGCGCAGCATTGGCCTGGCCAAGGTCACGGACACCGACCAACTGATTGGTGGCGACCTGCAGATCAAACTTGATGTGCGCGCCGCAACCGAGCAATACTCGGCACAGAACGAGGTCAAGGGCTTCAAAGCGATCACCGGCAGCGCGCCGACCTTCGCAGCACCTGCAGCCTCCGCACCGGCCGCAGCCTCCGCGCCTGCGGCACCAGCCAAGGCCACGCCGCCCTGGGCCAAGAAGTAAGGCGAAAAAATGCCCGGCCTCGCAAGAGGACCGGGCTGACAACTGCATGAAGGAGAACCTGATGAAGATTCCTGAGCCAGAGCATAGCATCCAAGGGCTGATCGACAAACACCACGAGGCCCAGGCCGAGCCGCCCAGGCCGCACATGGGCTGCAGCCAGTTGGGCCACCCATGCGACAGGTGGCTGTGGCTGTCGTTCCGGTGGGCCGTCCAGCCCCAATTTCCAGGCCGCATCCTGCGCCTGTTTCGCAGAGGACAGATGGAGGAGGCCACCATCGTGTCGGACCTGCGCGCCATCGGCATGGACGTTCGCACCAGCAAGCAACAGGCGCGCGTGGACTTCGGTGCTCACGTGTCCGGCAGCATCGACGCCATCATCGAGTCTGGCGTGCCAGCCGCGCCGAAGAAGCGCCACGTGGCCGAGTTTAAGACGCACGGCAGCAAGAGCTTTGCAGCCTTGGAGAAGGCCGGGTCTGTGGCCAGCGCCAAGCCTGAGCACTTTGTGCAGATGCAACTCTACATGCACGGCCTGCAGATCGACCGGGCCTTGTACGTGGCGGTCTGCAAGGACGACGACTGTATCTACACCGAGCGCGTGCGCTACGAGAAGGATGTGGCCGAGAGATACATAGAGCGAGGCCGCAGGCTGGCGCTTGAGGACCGCATGCCGCCGCCCATCAGCACCGACCCATCCTGGTACCAGTGCAAGTTCTGCGATGCGCACGAGTTCTGCCACAGCACCAAGACCACCAAGCATGTGAACTGCCGCACCTGCGCGCACAGCACGGCCAAGGAGGACAGCACCTGGCGCTGCGAGAGGCACGAGGCCGATGGCATTCCGGTGGA